AAACAAATTATTTAATGAAAGGCGGTGAGCATATTGAATTTAAAGGCGATAAGAATTAAACAAGGACTTTCTCAGTATCGCCTAGAGAAAATTTCCGGTGTTAGACAGGGTAATATATCGGCGTATGAAGCAGGAACTAAAAAACCTAAAACTGATACCGTTATAAAACTTGCCGTAGCACTCAAAGTATCTACTGATGAACTACTTGGCGTTAAACCCAAGCGTAAGAAAACAGGGTGAAAGGAGGTAAGGCAGTTTGGACTATCCAGTATTTGTGTACCCCAAGAAATTTGCATTGATTAGTGGGCTATCCGAAAAAGAGATCCGTAAGCTTTGTTTACAGCAAGAAATTCCGAATGAGCGAACTAAACGCGGGTTCCGAATCGACGTAAAAGGCGCTTTAACTGTATTACAGACGAGAGCTGCCGATTTTATAGGTCATCCTCGCATCGTTCATAGAATTATGACCCCGCCTCTACGAAAGAGCCCATTAGGTAAGGGAAATAGCTTTCAAGAAGCACTCAAGCAATTAAAGGCAGAAGCGAGGTGATGTAAATGCAACGACTACAAATAGAAAGCTACGAAGTACGGCGACAGACAAGCATAGTTGATCAGCTTACAGCAGTTTTTTTAGTGGTAGCGATTATTTACTTTGTCGGCCAAATTATCCGGTGGTTATGGTAAAAAAAACCGACCAGGAGAAGGACAGTCTTGAGAGGGGCGAGTCGTTAACCTCAATTAAATTATACCAAGAAAGGAGAATGTAGTCGATGTACCGAGACTGCCGAAAGGCTGCTGGAATATCCCTTTTGACAGCCGAAGCAAATTTTAAAATTACCCGGGATCGAATAGTCAGGATTGAGTACGGAGAGGAAGAAGCGCAACCCAATAAAGTTGTTTTGATGGATGACCTATACCATGCTAACAGCAAATTGATGATGTGGCATTGCGGCAACGGATGCAGTATAGGGCAGTGTTTAGGATACCAGTATGTAGAGCTTGACCCTGTTATCGCTGGAGTTAAATTATTGTATTCAGTTGAAAACGTCATAAAAAAACGGCATGAACTCTTGCGAATATTAGACGATGGCAAGATTACGCCGGATGAAGTACCTATATTAAGTGATTTATGTATTGATTATAAAACATTGCGGTTAGCGACGTTAGCCCTGGAAATAGAAAATAAAAGACACCGCGCCAACGGTGCCAGTTAGGAAAAATATTGTTACTAACATCTTATCACAAAGGAGCGTGTAAGACAATGATTCGGCCTATAAAAACACAGCCGTTAATACCAAAAACGCCTCCTGCGTACAAACCTAATACAAATAGAGACTTCTGGAATTTGATTAAAAGGAGCGTTAATTATGCTATACAAAATAACCGTAAACGTTAAACACCCAATGGGAGCATTTGAATATGCGTTTCCTATGGACGGCGATGATAAATCAATATTAACAAAGCAAGCAATACAACATTCATCAAAGGCTCACAATGTTTTACCTCGCAGTATAAAGGTTAAGAAGATCGAGGCGATGTGACATGTCACTAGCAGAAGAGTGCGGAATGATGGAGTACCCTTGGCATGAAGTATATGTAAACGGACGCATGGACCACCACGCACCAGGAGCAGGGGCGGCAGTATATGAAACCCTAGATAATATATACCTTCACATAGATCCTTCTACATCTGGGCTATACCCATTTAAAATTAAGGACTTGCCTCCATCACGTACGAAAGACCGCTTAATGGAATGTGATGCTAAGGCAGATGAAATGTACGGCAAAGGGTATAGAGAGATACCTTTCAATGAGCAGTTCAATGTGAGGTTTGCATTAGGATTTGTTAAGCCGGGACTAAGGAGGGCTGGAGAGTGAATAAAAGCGAGTCAATTAAAGAATTGGCAACCGCATTAGCTAAGTTTCAGTCAGAAGTAAAAGATCCTGCTAAAGACAGCGATAACCCATTTTTCAAGAGCAAATATGTAGAATTAGACGGATTGCTGGCGGCGGTTCGTCCGGTTCTATCAAAAAACGGATTATCATTCATTCAGTCGCCGGGGGGCGATGGTCAAAATATCACGATAACAACCTTACTGATGCACAGTTCCGGCGAGTGGATAGAGTTTGAACCATTAACATTAAAAGCCGCTAAAACAGACCCACAGGGTGCAGGAAGCGCGATAACATACGCTAGGCGTTATGCATTGTCAGCAATATTGGGAGTAGCGTGGGACGCTGACGATGACGGAAATAAAGCTTCTCTAAGCGGACAAAAAGGCAATGGTAATACAAATACACCACCTACAACAACAGCAGAGCCAGCGACCATTAATACAGTCCCTAAATGCAAAGTGTGCGGGAAGGGAATAACCAAAACATTATTTGATAAGCAAGGTACTTGCATTGCTTGTCATTCGAAGGAGCAAACAGCATGAATCAATCGATTATAACAGGTAAAGCATGGGAGCCGGAAATAAAATACGGCAATAGTGGAACTTGTATAGCTCAGATATCAATTTCAGTGTATGACGGAAAAGACAAAGACGGGAATAAACAGTATTTCAGTATTTTGGTTAAAGCATTTAAGGAAACTGCAGAGCAAATAGGAAACTCAATTATCAAGGGCGACAACGTGATAGTATGCGGCCGGCTGAAACTTGAAAAGTGGGAAAAGGATGGACAAAAGCAAAGCAGAATGGTGCTGATCGCGGATAGCATCGGGAAGGATATACGGTTTAATAATCAAGATAACCACGGTTTTGGAGGTCAGTCTTATCCAGAAGAAGCACCTTTTTAAATCATGGAACGCTGTAAAATGTGCGGTAGGCCGCTAAAAGTATCACACGTATTCGGCCCCCATTGTAAGAAGATATATGTGGCAATGGGGTGTCCGGTACAAACGGAACTTGAGTTTAAGCAGCCTGGTAAATGGGACGGGCTGAGTATATTGGATCAGCACAAGAAGGTGTGCCAGATTATTTTTAAGTGATTTTATGGGGGCGGGAAAATGGCAAATAAAAGAATGGTAAGTAAAAGTATATCGGTATCAGAGCAGGTAAACGAATTGTCAGAGTTCGCCGCCCTTCTCTTTACATGGATGATACCTCATTCCGATGATTTCGGGGTAATTCCCGGAAGTTCCAAGAAAATAAAAGCGTTAGTTATACCTATGAGAAAGCAAAGCGCAGAACAAGTAGAAGCAGCTTTATGCGAAATGCAAAAACAAGGGCTTATTTGGCGGTATATCTATTACGATAAGGAATACTTACAGTTTTGTAAATTTGAGGAACATCAAGACGGATTACACAAAAGAACAACACCCAAAAACCCGTTATATTTGGAAGTTCGGGGAGATTCTGAAAACTTCCGGGAAATTCCGGGGAATTCCCACCTAAGAGAAGAGAAGGGAAGAGAACAGAAGGGAATAGGAAAAGAAAAGGAACAGGAACAGGAACAGGAAGACGAACGTTTCGCTGATTTTTGGAGCGAGTATCCCAAGAAGATAGCCAAGAACGAAGCATTTAAGGCTTGGAATAAAATCAAGGTTGATGAAATTCTGTTTATGAAAATTATTCAAGCTATAAGACTTCAAAGGCAAAGTTCAGCTTGGCTAAAGGATGATGGAGCCTATATTCCTAACCCTGCTACCTGGCTGAACGGAAAACGATGGGACGATGAGGTAAAGAAAATTAAACCTACTGGCGCAGCTAGATTTAAACAAGTATTGGAGAGTGGTCAATTTGAACAGACAGGAAACTACAGCGATATTGACATTGATTTCGAGCATATACCCGAGGCTGGCGGAGGGTGACATTGACGACATTATCAATTCTTGGAACTTGGTACTGCTAGACATAGATTATGCTACAGCCAAAACGGCAGTTGTAAAAATGATTCGCTCTGATGAGTACCCAAGCCCAGGCAAGATTATAAAGGCTGTGCGGTCAATACGAAATGCCGGTATTCCATCGGCAGAAGAAGCCTGGTCCGAGGTAATTAAAAAGCTGGATCCATATAAAAGGCCGGAATGGTCGCATGATTTAATTGGTGATGCTGTACGATGCATGGGGTATGTTGAACTTTGTCGCAGTGAAAATCCGGGGATGGACCGGGCTCAGTTCTTGAAGATATACAATAACCTGCTTGATAGACAGGCTGACCGGCAAGAAAACGAGGTTGTATACCAGATTACAAGGCAGACGGTTATGAAGCTGGCAAAGGGGATTGGTTGAAATGGGAAAGGCGGAACGGGAAAAGGGAAAGCGCGGTGAAGAATGGCGACCTGTTGCCGGATATGAAAACTTATACGAAGTTAGCAATCTCGGAAGAATTAGAAGCCTTAAAAGGGCAACGACTAGCGGTAAAATTATCATTGATTATGTAAATACTAGAAATGGTTATTCGTATACATGTCTTTGCAAAGAAAACAAAAAACATAGTTTTAGGATCCATGTTTTAGTAGCAAATGCATTTTTGCCGAAAGAAATGGGTAAAAACCAAGTTAATCATAAAAACGGGGATAAGAATGATAACCGTGTAGTTAATCTTGAATGGTGTAGTCAAAGTGAAAATATGAAACATGCTTATAAACTCGGACTTGAAAAAATAACATGGGAGAAAAAAGTAATTAGATTACCCGATAAAGTAGTTTTTAATTCAATGAAACATGCTGCCGCTAGTGTGAATGGGCAACAATCGAAAATAACTTTATGCTGCCAAGGAAAGCGTAAACATCATCGTGGATATGCGTGGTCATATTTTACGGAGGATAAAAATCATGGGTAAATTTAGCAAGGATAAAGGGCGTAGGGGAGAGCTTGAGCTTGCCAGGGAACTCAGGCAGCATGGTTTTACAAATGCCCACAGATCCCAGCAGTACAGCGGTGAAGGAGAGAATTCGGCAGATATTGTGGACGCTCTGCCAAACGTACATATCGAGTGCAAGCGTGTGGAACGGTTGAATATATCAGAGGCTATAGCACAGGCGAAACGGGATGCGAAAAACGGGAATATGCCTGCGGTGTTTCACCGGAGGAATAACGAAAAATGGCTGGTGACAATGCCGTTAGACTGTTGGATGGAAATATACCGTGAGTATTATAGCGGGATGGAGGGGTAAAAGTGAATGCTTACCGGATGTCAAAGTGTGACCCTGATCCACTATTCTACAACTATGGGGCGTTGATTCTTGCTATATTGAATCCTAAATATACAGCGGATAA